CAGTTCACGCCGTTAGACCCGTTCACACCGTCAGACCAGTTCACACCGTCAGACCCGTTCACGCCGTTAGACCCGTTCACACCGTCAGACCAGTTCACGCCGTTAGACCCGTTCACACCGTCAGACCAGTTCACACCGTCAGACCAGTTCACGCCGTTAGACCCGTTCACGCCGCAAAGCTTATATAATCTTTTATCCTGTTTGATATTGTTATAAAACCACCACACAAAACTGGTATCGCATTTTTTCACCCTTGCGATAGTTTCTTCGTTAAGTTCACAACCTTCCGGGAAATTTCGTTTAAACCAATTCAAGCCATTAGAACACGCGCCTTTTTCTTTCAATAATTCGTAAGTAATATACATTTTCAAAATTCCTTTCTCCCGCCTGTTTGCGGCGGGGTTAATCTCTTTTAAAATCAAGCTTCATTTCATCAACGATCACCCGGTCTAAATGTTCCCAAAAGATTTCGTCTTGATCGTGTTCGGCGGAAAGCCTGCTGATTCCATTGATTACCGCTAGGCATCGCTTCGAACCAAAGCCGAAGTTACGGTTCAGCACATAGCACATCAATTTAAAGTACCGGCGCAGAAGCCTTTCCTGATCCGCTTTTACTACCTGCCGGGAATAACTTTCAGCGGCTTGTAATTGTTTTTTTTTTTTTTTGTAAGCTTGGCTGAATTAGGTATCCTGGCCTTCACTTAAATTCCTCCCGTCCAAAATCTCAACAAGCCGCCTGCATACAGGACAGCCGCTTTCTTTCACAGCCTTGAACTGTCCGCCGAACGCCACACGGATTTGGTCGATGTATTTGTAAAGCTTCAGGTCGTCCTTTTCTTTTCTCCGTGCTTCCTCATACTCTCTCCTGAGGGCTTCTTTTTCCTCCGCGGCTTCGTCCTTGGAAAAAGCACCGCGCCGGTAAGCATGATACAGCCAAGCAAGCCCACGGTATGCAACTCGCTCTAAAGGAAGCGCGGAACGGGGAAGAGGCTTCCCGTTTCCGGCGAGGGCGCAAAGCTCATCAAAGGTCATGGCTGATCTCCTCGATGGTTACCTTTACGCAGGGATCCTCCGTGTACCGCTTGATAACCGTTAAATCGGCGATCTGAGCGTCGTCGTCATAAGCGATCCCGTTTAAAGCGTCCGCAACCACTTTCGCGATATTATCGGAATCAGGCTTTTTTGTAGGGAGAAGGTCTCCGCTTAACGCCGCGATCCTGTCTTTGTTGGAAAATGATTTGGGAACCTGAAATCCTGCGTAAATCTCCATCTTCAACGCTGGCTTTTGTTTTCCCTGAGTTCTGATTTTACCCAGGGCCCCATACCGTTGCAGAAATGAAGTTTTAATCAGATTTTCGTACAGCACTGTGTTTTCCGGCGTGTAGCTGTGCCCGGTTTTGCATGTCCTGGCCCTGGCTTTTCCCTGCGGCTTGCCAGGGATATAGAGCGTAACCAAGCTGTTCCCTCCTTTGTTATTTCAGCCTGTAATTTTTATGTGGGTCTTTGGCAATATCCCAGTGATATTCTTTCGTTCTCTGGTAAATCCTGCTTCCCACCGCCTCGTCAAAAAATAGAATTTGATCGACAGTCAATTCACTGGACAGAATCGTCACCAGGTTGTTATTATACCGGTAATTAATGAGTTCAAAAGCTACGTTGATATCGCCTTGTGTGGGGGCTTTTTTCCTGCCTGTCTCATCGTTCCCTGTGCGAAAAAAATCGTCTATGTAAAGCACAGGAACGGTTTTCAAGGGTTTAATCAGGTTTGAATATGCCGCGTCATCATTGACGACGGCTTTCAGTTTCAACGCCTCGTCCCGCCACAGCATATATTTTGCGCTGATTCCACGCTTTAAGAATTCACCTACCATAGCCGTACACAAATGCGTCTTCCCAGCCCCAACCTGGCCGCCGATAAAAAACCATTTCCGGTCGTGATCCTCCAGGAATTTCAAAGCGCTGTTTTTGACAGCCTCCTGCCAGGGGGATTCCGTCTGAAACTTATCGAAGGTATATTCGTTCAATAGGTCACCCAGGCCGCTTTGCCGGATTCTCCTTAAACTATCCCGAAGCTTCATACACTCACAGGGTTTCGCAAATTCGTATCCGTCCTTAAGATAATGTATCACGCCTTTGTTTTTACAGATGGGGCAGTCATACCCAGTTAGGGTTCCTTTAACTTCGTTCATGATCTGAATACGCCGTTCCTGGATATCCTCAAATGTAATTTCCGTATTTCTGTTTTGAAGCTTCCGCCGTACCTCCGGAGGGGCTTTCCTGAGCAGATTTTCGAACATTGGAAAAGCCTCCTTTCTTGTTCAATTTATCCCAGATAATTCCACGCCAGCCGTTAGCCATACACTCGTCGATCAGGGAAATAACCGCTGTCTCCTGGTACAAAGAGAGTTTGCCTTTCACTTCGGCAATAAGCTTTTTTAAGCCGGTGGGCTTATAGCTTTCCCGGCGTTCCGCTTTGTATTTCAGCCATTCCCGCAATGTCTCCTGCATAGGCTCAGAAAAATCACAAAAAAGGTCAGTTTCTACTTCCTTTAATTTTTCTTTCTCTTCCTCTTCTTTTCCTTTCTTTTTAGAGGGAGAAAGATCATCGACTTGTCGCCGATCTTTCGGTGATTCGTCGGAGATTGATTTTTCGTCTGTTGGCGGCGGGAGCTTTGACGGTTTGGGCCGGTCTATAGTCTGCGATTTTTTCCAGTTATCAAGCGCATAGTATTTTCTTCCGTCATGAGTGTACAGCGTCACGGACATGAACTGACCTATCTCCGATAGGGCTTTCTCTATGTCGATGACCCGCATTCCATCGTCATAAGGGAACAGTATGGACTTGATATATACCGGATTCGCTATTCCTCGGCCTTCGTCGTCTGCGTTTGAAAACAATCCAATAAACACCAGTTTTGCCAATATGGAGAGTTGAGCGAAACTTTCACTCTGCCATATTTCTGGGACTATCATTCGCCTTCGTGCCATTTATTCACCGCCTTGAATATCGGTTTGGCCTGATGCTCGTTTATGTATCCTGCGGTAATGCGCTCTTACCGGAATTAAATCTTCACCTTTTGACTTGGCTACGAAAAAACGAAGAGGTTCAACATTTAAAGCCTCTGTTGTGCGGCGGTTATCGCTCTCTTTAAGGAATCTATCGATTTCGTCTGGATCATCGCTTCTCCAATAGCCCTTGGCACTGCTGGAAGATAAAATCCGTTCGCCGTTTCTCATTAGCCGCTTGATTTCCTCCCTTACCTTTCTATCGTCCCAGCCGGTAAGCTTGGACAAATCTTCCCGGCTTATGGCGTTTTCTTTTCCATAAGGGATTAGATTTAACAGCTCCACATTATCACCGCCTTTCTGTTGGTTAGTTAAAAGGTAAGTCGTCATCCGAAATTATTTCTTCGAAAGTATCATTTCCTGGTATAGTTACAATCGGCTCATTGCTCTTATCCTTTTTGGGCTCCGCGAAATGCACGCTTTCCGCAACTATCTCAAAAGCTTTCCGTTTATTGCCGTCTTTGTCCGTGTAGCTGCGTGTTTGAATGGAACCTTGCACCGCTGCCAATTGGCCCTTATGGAAATACTTGCAGACAAATTCAGCGGTTTGCCGCCATACCACTACGTCGATGAAATCCACCTGGCGGTCTGTGCCTGATTTTACATAAGACCGTTCTACCGCAAGGGTGAAGCTGGTAACTGCTGTGTCGTTAGGTGTGTACCTCAGTTCTGGATCTGAGGTTAACCTTCCCATTAAAATCGCTGTATTTAACATTCTTCAGATTCCCCTTCACGCCGAATTATATATACTTCCTTATCCCGTATAGTTACAAATGCTGGGTTGCCTAAACGGCGAAGTATTACACCTGCTGAAGCCGCAAATCCTTGTTCTGTTTTATATAAGTCGGTATAATCGACTTTAGCGGCGGCTTTTCCGCTGTCCAGAAAATTCTTGATCAACTTTGATAATGCGCCGTATCTTACTCTGTTTTTCTTCTCTGGAATATTATTGATATCAACATACTCTAATTTCATTTTCAATCCTCCAAATAATTTCTTCCAAACTCCCGGATAAAATCCTCTGTGTCCCATTGATAGGCTTCCATCGCCTTCATTTGGGCGATCCGCTTTATGCGCAGGTCGGATTCCCGGTTTTTATGTACGCTGCCGTTTCCCTCCTGGTGGCACCGGTAATGGCAGAGGGAAACCCATAAGCCTAAACGCTTTGACTTGTCCCGGAATGGGCCGCCAAATGCCTCGTGGCGGTTGAGAGGGTCATAATATCCATTCGCATAGCAAACAAAACAGCTTTCATCGGCTTCGTCCTGTATGATGCTTGGCGCGTAGCCGTTCCGGTCAAGCTTTGCTCCGTATTCGTTAACCATTACGCGATCCCCTTTTGATGGTCGTCCCATCTTGCTTTCATTAAAGCCAGTTCATCGGGAGTAAGTGTTTCAATCCCCTGTTCCTTGCAGTCAAAAACCACCAAATCAATGAGATTTGACATTTGCCGAGAATCGTAGGTTGAAGAACCATAATAGGCCGCAAGCGTGGTATATCCGGGCGCGGCTTCCTCCAGTTCTTCACATAAAAAGCCAAGGCCGTGAGATTCCCATGCCTGAATAAATCTTTCCTTTGCCTCGTTTTTGATTGGAATCGTCTCAAAATTATCTCCGATTTCCTTGACGTACTGCCGATATATTTCATGGCTCGGAATGCCAAGAGCGGAAGCGAGTTTCCCGCACAGCGTCCAAAAATACGCGTTCGCGCTTAGTGACCGCTTTTTCCGCTTTTCTTTCAGGTCTGCGGTATAAAGCTTGTCTCTCATCGAGGAAACAAACCTTCTGGCGTTGAAGCTGGACTTCACGCGAAGGCAAAGCCACACGCCGCCGTCTTTCAGCTCTATACCGGCCCGGTCAAAATCAAGCTCCATTTTCAGCCTCCGGTACAGTCGGCCTTTTCTCTAATTTGTGTGCAATGAAGGTAAATTGTTCGATCGTGATGGAGTTTAAATCTTTCGGAGGGGTGTCGGGAAATTTTTGCGATAAGTATTCCAGCATGCCGGCTGCATTCCAGCCTGTTCTATGCAGTTCGCTGAGAAGCGTGGCTTTTTTAATATCGTCGATGTAATCCTTCGGCGTGGAAGATTCATTCCCTTTATTTTCAGACGGATTCGTTTCCGTACTATCTTCCGGTAAATCTTCTCCGGCGTAGATATACAAGCCGAGCCCATGACGCGCGAGGGCTTTTGTCAGGCTTCTTTGGATCGCCTTGTTTACATCAAAGGAAGTGACTTTTGCTAACGGCAAAGATTCATTTTTAAAATTCATCACCGGAAGATATTCAATATGTTCCAGGCCGTTAATGGTTACCCCGGTCTTTACCCAGCATGTTTTTCCGTCGGTGTGATAATTAAGGCCGTCCGCGTTTTCATAAATCGTATATGTGGTGTCAGGGAAAAGCTTTTTGACCTCTCCCCAAGCCCATGCCCATGAAAGATAGGTAAGATTCCCTTTCTTTTCGGTCTTATCATTGACATTTATAGAATTTAGTTTCTTGAAATAATTCTCCATAAAATCCTCCTAAATTCCTCCGGATCTTCAAATTCGCTTTGATTGGTTTCCGGTTCCTCGTTATCGGTATCATACAGGTACTCAAATTCCGCACGAGAGAGGCCGTTATCATTGCTTCTGTTCATTTTTCAGCCTCTCACATTCCCGGAACCAATAGTCTCCGGATAACTTTTGCTTTTCGATTTCTTTCTCCAGCTCTAAACATCTTTTCATCAGACAGATCATTAACTCTTTATCGTCCATTTGACAAACCTCCTGTTTTGGTTTAGAATATATTCAGTTGTTTTTCGTTTGCCGCTCTTCGTGATGCCAGTCGCGAGGGCGGCTTTTCTTTTGCCCATTCAAAGCCTTTTTAATGTCTTTCGCCTCAGTATATGGGCCGTAGTGATTAACACAATCTGAAAAACGGCAGTGAAAGCAGTCTTTGTCACAGATGGATTGTTTCATTCCCATAACTCACCTCTCTTATGTACCGGCTCCTTTTCTTCTTTAAAGCGTTCCTCAGCTTCCGGTTCCGGTACCGCTCGCCGATATATGCCGCTGTGAATACGGCGCTCCATACCGCCAGAACGATAAACGCCACCGTCATTTCTGTGCTCATGTGCTTGTCCTCCTTTATGGTTTTACGCCTCTTTAAGAGATTTACGCCATGCAATGCACCGACCCATTTTTGCGCCGTCGGATTTTCTCTGAAAATATGGGTTATGGTAAAATCCGCTTTTGTCATAGGTATAAATCGCATAGCAAATACAAGGCTGGCCGTCCATATCCTCATAGAGAAGTTCAATCTCCTCATCAAAAAACTCACATGGCATTTTTGCACCTATCCAAATGATGTTCCAGCCGTCCCGATCCACTATTTTCCGAACTCTTTCTATGTCGTCTGCGTTCATGTGCTTGTCCTCCTTTTTTCATCAATTTTTCGTTTGAGTTCACTTATTAATTGATTTTCTGTCATTGTTACAGTAATAACGTCAGTGCTACGCTACACAGCGCCCAAACAGGTGCAAAAGTTTTTGGTAAACAAAAATGGGGGAAAGCCGTCTGTGAAACCACCACAGGCGTTTTTTCTTTTACCAGAATTCAATAGCTAAAGCTGGTTCATGGGTTATCCCGCTTCCTTTTCGCCACAGATATTCACGTTTTAGTGATAGTGCTTTTATTTAACTGTTTGTTGCCTCTTCGCCGTATATTTGCTTGCACTGTTGTTTGCGCGAGATCGGCGTTGTATTTAAGACGTTTATTTTCATCAAGTTCCCCTGTGTATCCGCGTTTGAGTTCTTCGTAAACAGCAGCAACACTTCTTTGGATTTTTGAGGCAATATCCACTACTCTGTTTCCGTCGTTGTATAGCGATTCTATTTCGCGACGCTGGTCAAATGTCAAATATGAGTATTTTCCCATTTTTAAGGCCCCTTTCTTTGTTAAGATTAAAAAAATAAAGCAGAAAAATCGTTTTGATTTCCTCTGCTTTTAATATTACTCTCTCCACTCGAAAAAGTCAAGAGTAAAAGCAGAAAAAATTAAAATGTTTTTTTAGAAGGCTTCAAGCGGATTCGGCGACGTACCTTTCAAAGAGCGATTCCGACGTTTCAAAGCCTAAAATCTCACGAGGATAATTATTGATCCATGATTCTACGCGGTGAATATATACGGCGGTTACTTTCCGGAAGTCTGTTCCTTTCGGTAAGAATCGCCGTATCATTTTGTTTATATTCTCATTTGTTCCCCGCTCGTATGCGCTGTATGGGTGGCAATAATAAGCTTTCGTGCGCTTTCGGCCCTTCCCATAAACAGAACGTTCTATTCCGGCGCAGTCCGCGAACTCTGATCCGTTGTCAAATGTAATACTTTTGAATATCGTTGAAAACCGTTTTCCGTAACGGCGTTCCAGCTTGTTCAGCGCCGCTACAATGCTGATGGAAGTCTGATCCGGTATCTTCATAATGATTTCCTCCCGCGTCAACCGTTCCGAAAGGACAAATAAAGCTTCCTTCGTCTTTTTCTTTCCGCATACGCAATCGCCTTCCCAATGTCCGAAGGTTTTTCGCTCTCCGATCTCTGGGTCGCGTCTTTCTATGCTTTCACCCGCCGACGTGCGTGCGGATTTTTTGCGCTCCACCTTGTCGTACTTCCTTTTGCGTTTTCCATTTTCCGGCAAGCTCTTGCGACTGATACTGTAAAATATACCTTTATCGATATAATTATAAATCGTCTTTTCACTAATCTTCGTTTTAAAGGTCAGCCCCAGTCGTTTGATTTCTCCTATAACGGCGGCGGGTGAATACCCTTCTTCACCGATCTTTTTTTCGATGAAGGCGGCTAATTCGTAATCGTTCCCGATCTTCAATTCCCCGCCTTTGTCTTTAAGATTTTCTTCATAGCGTTGTTGGGCGATTTCCGGCGAATAGCATTCTTCCATTGTCAAATCGGAATTCAAATGCGTATAGGTTCCGCGCTTTAATTCTCTGTATATCGTTGTATTATGGACGTGCAAGCGGTCGGCAATTTTACAAGGCTTCAAGCCCTCTTTCAGTGCCTTCTCGATTTTAAGGCGATCCGTCCACGTCAAATGCTTGTGCATTCTCGTTTTCCCCTTCCTACGGAATAAAAAAGGGCGGCATATCCTGCCGCCCTCCGTTGCTTCGCTTATTCTGCCAAGAACTGTTCAATCGCTTTCTTGATAACTTGCGCTTGCGCCGTCCCTGTTACGGCGCACTTTTCCTTGAAGGCTTCTGCCATCTCTTTCGGAATGCGCACGATAATAGAACCATATACGCGATTATTATAGCGGTTCTTCACCGCCGAAGAAGTTTTTGTTTTTCTTTTTTCCGCCATCGTCCTCACCTTTAAAACAATTCTTCCGCTTCGACGTAGGCACGCAATTCCTTTTCATCGTTGCAAATATCCTTCGGAACCTTGTATTCCACGGATAGTCCGCCAATCGTACAGGAAAGCACCCAGCATTCGCGCCGCTCTGTGATCGTGTATTCTTTGTTTCCCTTACGAATAACCATATTCCGCCCCTTTCCGCCCGCTCCGTTGACAATCACGGGCAAATTATATTATAATAGGGCTTACGGGAAGGGCGGTTTCCCGCCCGTTCCCTGCCTATGAAAGCTATTTGCTTTCTTTGGGATTTGAAGCCTTGTCGGATTTTTGTTTCTTCAAAGTGATTTTGATAACAACGCTTTCCACCGCTTCGTTATTCTCAATCGCTTTTGAAAGCTCCTGCAAGGCTTTTCCTATGTCCTGCGCCATTCTCTTCACCTCCTTTCGATATTTTAATTATATCATACTTATTGCAGTATGTCAATGGATTTTGTAAATAAACAAGAAAAAATAAGCCGGCGGGAATTCCCCCCACCGCCTTCATTCGTTGTCTAAAAGCCAATCAACAGAAACGCCCAACGCTTTAGCAAATACTTTTAACTCAAAATCTGAAACAAATCGCGTTCCAATCTCTATTCGACTTATGCTATCTCGTTCCAAATTGGCACCCATTGTTTGGATTTTTGCCGCTAAATCTTCTTGACGCAGTCGTTGAATAACCCGTGCTTCTCGTAATCTTTCCCCACAAATATTCTTTTTACCGTTATAGTCATATATTTTCATTGTGCCAATATTCCTTCTTTATTCTTATTATTAGCGAATAATGTGCTAATATTCCGCTTTATTCTTGATTTTACAGTGTGAACCATGTATAATTGTGTTAAAGATCAGAATTAAGTATTCTAATCAATTTCAGTGTTATAATTAGGAGGAATCGGAAATATGAAATGCCAAAATTGCGGTGCAAACGTGGAAAACGCGCAGGTGTGTCCTAATTGCGGAACCATATTACAAGCTGGGAATTCTACTTCTCAGCAAATACCTACCATCATCATCAACAATGTGAACAAAAATGAAAACACTAATATTAATGCCGGATACAGCGGTAATGGTATTAGTCATAAGAGTAAAATGGTCGCTTTAATTTTAGCGATCTTTTTAGGCTACCTTGGCATTCACCGTTTTTACGTGGGGAAAGTAGGAAGTGGGATTATATGGTTTTTGACTGGCGGTTTATTTGTGTTCGGTTGGATTTATGATATCGCGAAGATCGCTTCCGGCACTTTTACCGATGGTGCTGGGTGTGTAATCAGAAAATAAAAAATCCCCCGACTCAACCCATCTCGGATAAAGCGGGGGGAACTTATTGACAATATAAAAAAGAAGCGGTTACAATAAAAGCGTAAGGCGCTACCTTTGAGACGGTTAGCCCCTCTTTAAAGCGATAGAAGTAACTGCTAAGTTGGGAACTGGGCGGTTACTTCTTTTTTATTGCCAAAACAAGGCTTATAATGCCGATGACGAATGAAGTTGTAAAAATAAGTGTATATTTTTTCACAATAGCATAAAATAGAGGTAGGCGATATGTGTTCGAGATAGCTATTGACTTTTAGTCAACCTCGTGGTAGCATATTGCTAGTGATCGTATTGTAGTAACCTGCGGGCCTACAATCCATTGGAGCCTCTGCTTTTGCGGGGGCTCTTTTGTTTTTCAGAATTGCGCATTTAACCGCTTTTTTCGGGTCTATTTTAAATTATGCAAGTCAAAACATAAAATAAACAGCCCTCCCACCGAAAATGGTAAGGAGGGCGGAGTTATATAATGAAAAAGAGAGCCAGATTACTCCGACTCTCTCAAGTATACATCCGAAAACACACACCCCAATTACTGATATTATTATACATCAAACGGACAATATGTTCAAGCCTGGAATTATGTATGCGAATACGTTACATAGTGTGTTTCTTCCTGAGACAAAATATTTATCAATTCGAAAATAGTGGGATCTGGTGTAAGAAATCTCGTATAATCAACGGTTTCTTGAAATTCATGTGGCTGTTCTGTTTTTTCTTGCATGTTTTATCATCTCCTGTTCAAGCCTGAATTTATACCCCGCGCCAGGCAAGCGGCGGTTGTAAGCAAAACGCGCTTTTATATTCCGCCGGCGTTAAGCGGGAGAAGGTTCATCATGTGATTGATCGTGTAGCGTTTTACGCGACTTGAATCCCCGCAGCAGAAATTAACCGCACAAAAAAGGCTGTTTTTGAGGTCTTCTAATGGATATAAGCGTTTAATACCGCAAAAGAGACCATAATTAATAATATAAGCCCCCAGGAAAATTCCCGGGGGCTGTCTTTCTATTATTCGCTTTTCTTAGGTTCGGTATAAGAAAGCGCCTGGCTGGAATCGCTTAGGCCGCTTGTAGTGGGGTCATTTAACAGGTTCCATACAGATACCAGAACCGACACCACGATTACAGGGCTCTGGACAGCCTGTAAGAGCACGTTTCCTACAGCCTGCCAGCTAGTCATGTCTTCCCAGTTGAAGCCCAGACAAGCCAGCATGGGCAGAAAAATGGACGCTGCCAGATTGAACCAGAACACCGGGTTTTTAAACCGTACCTTCCAGTTGATTTTCATTTCAGTTCCTCCTTATTATACAGGCAGTCCGAATTTGATTAAGATATATCCGACGCAGGCTGTAATAACCAAAAGGAGAATCTTATCCACAATCTTGTCCCAGCGTTTTCCGGATTTCTCCTTAAACTCTGCGATGGATAAAAGAGCCTTGTTAATATCCGCCTGCATGTCGTTGAGCTTGTCCAGGATCTTGCTGTACTGCTCGTCCCGTTTTGCGTCTGATTTTTCCAGAGCTGTGATCCTGGTGTAAAGCTCCGAGTGGGTTTCTCTGGATTGCTGGCGGTATTCCGCGATCTGCTTTTCCAGCATCTCCGCTTTTGCCAGCCCTAGGCAGTCCCGGGAGGGATCCGCAATGCACTTTTCCGGCGCCATGATAATCCCTCCTTACTCGATTACAATCTGAAGCTTTCCGATGGCGTTTCCGAAAGCGCCCGCGTAGCCGTCCTGCCCGTTTCCGGTTTCATTGTCATACTGCCAGGGATAATAGCTTCCGCCCACAGGAGCGACCCGGTATTTGGCTTTCTTATACGGCCTGATGCTGTCCGGGGTGTAATAATACACTTCAACAGCGTCAATCTCCAAACCGTTTCCCGCATAGCCGTTTACAGCGTCGTTGATGCTGCAGCCGGTTACATAGGGAAGCCAGCTGCCGCCCTTAATATGTACCCGGTACTTTACGGAACCAGCGGAAACACGAACAGCGACATCAGTGACGGCTCCGGTAAATCCCGCGTAATCCTCAAGGTTTTTCACCTCGGGAAGCCAGCCGTCCGCCTTGGTTCTTACCCGGTAATATACATCTACCGTTTTCGCTGGCTCGGGCGCGGGAGCTGGAGCAGGGGAGGGCGCGGGCTTGTCCCCGTTTAAATGAGCCTCCACCATCTTCAGAAACCTGTCCCAGCCCAGGTCAAGGGTTCTGTGGGGACAGTATTTTCCATTGTAATCCTGGTGCTTGGTTACCCTGTCCATTCCCCAGCCATAGCGTTTTAAGATAGAAGCGATAAACTCAGCGGCGTTTTGCTCCGCTTTGGTGAACTTCTCACCGCCTGACAGGGAATAGCAGATCTCCACGGCGATCCCCTCCCGGTTGCCTTTGCCGTTTCCGTCTCCGGCGTTCCAGGTGTTCCGGTTTTCCGGCACACCCTGAACTACCTCCTGATCGTCCACGGCGTAATGAAAAGAAACCTCATTGTCGTTACGGATCATATAGGCGATTTCATTCGCCGCCGGTGCGTCGTTGGCGGTGTTGTGGACCACTACCCTGGTAGGAGTCATGGCATAAGGGCATTTAACGGAGTAACGGGAAGGGTCTGCTAAATTTTGAATGATTTTCATTTTGCTTCCTCCTTGTTTTCTAAAGCGGATAAACGCCGCTCTAAATTCTCAATTTGCTTTTGCTGCTTCTGCACCATGCAGATTAAAGGGGCAATAAATTCATCATAGCGAAGGGAGTAGATATATTCTCCTTCGACGGTCCGGGTTTTTAATTCTTTCCGTGTTACAGTTTTTTCCTCTCCGGTTTCCTCATCTGTGACAGTCTCGGGAACGTCCTCGTAATAATCCTCCGTTTTTGGGGATTTGATGAATCCGGCGAAATCCATGCTTGTCATTCCAAGCTGAGGGAACAGCTCCTCAATATCCTGCGAGATCAAGCCCCAGTGGGTTCTGCCGCTGTCAGCGTCGTTAAACACATAGGAACTTGGCTTCAGCCCCATAATAAACGCCGTTATTTTTTCTGGGTCAAGATCTGTGATATCGTGCTTAGCGTTTCGATCGGAGGTTTGAATAGTGCCGTTCTGGGCGAAAACAGCGCGCCATTTCTGGTTGGCAACCCCTAAATACAAATGGCCTGTTGTGCCGGCGTTAACAGAAGGCCGAAAAGCATTTGCTTCGTCTGTGCCGTTGCTTCGCAAAACAACGCCATATTCATTTCTGGAATCACCGCCCAACTGTAAAATTCCGTTTCCGTAAATTTGAGGATAACTTGAGGAGGTATATTGATGTCTGGCACTGATTGCTGCGTTGATGTTGTCGGTCAAAACCTTGTGCCAGGGATTCCAGCTCTGCTCATCTCCGTTCCTGGTTCGATAGGCCAGCCAATTGCTCCCGTTATACTGGCCTAAAAGCTGCAAGCGGTATTTGTTATCAGTCATACCGGAAACTGTGAGATATACACCGTTAAGATCAGCGCCGTCACTTGAGTCATTGTAACAAAAGCCAAATCCATTTATGATATCGTTCAGAGTAGGGGTGCCCTCGGATTCTTTCAGCTTATTGTATTCCTGCCGCAGATAATTCGTTAAAGCGATATTATCTGTTGTGGCTAAAACCCTTTGATTGGCTGGATAAGGAGGCGTGTTATATTTAAAACCCGGGGTAAAATACAGGGTGCCGTTTGAAGCCCAAATAACATCATAGGCATCTGGATCATCTTCTCTTTGAAAGCCCCACCCCTCGCTTGCGCTTCCCGCTGGGTCGGCAGTCAAGATACGATTTACATTAACGATATTAGAATTTTGGCAGTCTAATGCGTATTTTTCGTCCGCTGGTCCGCTGCCGCCGTACTGATTGGCCTTCAGCTTTAATGCTCCCTGCATTTCTCCGCCGGTAATTGGTAAGGCCCCCACATCAGAGGCAGACGGCATTTGAGCCAGCTTGCCGGAGCTGTTTAGGGTTGCAAGGCCGTTAGGCTGCCCTTTGCTTGCTTCCAACGCGTCCAGATCGGCTTGGAGAGAAGCCACGTCAATGTCCTTTAACTGGTTATAGATTTCTTCCGCGTTTTCCCCCTGGGTTTTAGCGTAGTCGCCTTGAGTTTTCGCATAGGCCGCCTGCGTCTGGGCCGCCTTTGCCTGTGAATTTGCGGATTCCGCTGCTGAAGTTGCGGCGTCGGCTGCGGTATTAGCAGATTGTGCCGCAGTATTTGCCGCCTGAGCCGCCGTGTTCGCTGACTGAGCTGCTTCATTGGCCTTGTCTGCGGCTTCACTGGCGATCCCTGTGGCGTTGTTCGCTTCGTTGAGAGCTTCCGCCAGCCTGGAAAATTCGTCTGTGCTCTCGACTGCTCCCACCGAACTGCTTTTTACAATTCGCAGAGGGGGAAGGGTTACCTTTAAGGTGTGGTTGTCTGTGTCCACGATTTGGAGCTCGCACAGCTTGGTAAGGCCGGATACCGCCATCATTTGAAGGGTGAGGGTTACGGTCGCCTGGTTTCCTTCCACCTCGCAGGAATTATAGATCATGGTATTGTCCGGCTTCTGTATGTACACGGATACCGTTTTCCCGGTTAAATCAAGAGGCGAACCATTATCATCTATTAGATTAATAATAAGGTCTCTGCCGTCCGCTTCCTCCTGAATCACCCGGATTTCTCCAAGAGGAGGCTCCCAGGGATTTAGCGTTATTTGTTTGTAAATCATTTTATCCCTCCTTATGGATCATATCGCACGTCTGTTATTAATCCATTGCTTACATAGACCCTATAGCTTCCTGCCGGAAAATTTCCGCTGTAGCAATCCGCAGGGGTGATTGTAGCATTTAAAAACTTTAATGTGTCTCCTAACAACGAAACATTTTTACTGTTAATTTGAATACCGTCTTTTGTTAAATATATTCCACTACCTCCGTTTACAGATAGCCAGACAGTCCCTTCATTAACACCCCCCATTAAATCTACTACAAAAGAAGTATTAGTTTGAGCATTATATAAAGTTAACTGCGATATATTATCCGATCCAACAATATTGGCAATAGGGTTTCCATTTAATGTTATAACAAATCCGGAAACAGTACCCCCAGACGGTAGCGAGGCCTGTCCTATATAAGCTGAATATTGCCCGAAAGCGTTAGATTGCGCAATTAACTGCGTCGCCGAAATTTGTCCCGTATCCAAATTGAAATACGCACGCCCGTCACGGCTTTGTATAATTCCGGATTTAATTAAATTGGCTTGCAGTGTTCCCGTTGTAATAAAGTTTGCAACAATCGCGCCGTCCTGAGTGATAGCGGTTGCGAACGGCCCTTCATAGCCATTGGAAGAATAACCAAGACCGCCGTTATTCCAGCGCCATACCTTTGTGGCGGTGTTGATGTCCGGGGTATCCATAATCAAAATTTCATAGGGCTGTCCGTCTGCGTTGCGCTGGAATATTACATAACCGCCCTTGTTTCCGGTAATCCAATTCGTGGCGTTGATAACAGCTTGTTCTAAAAATGATACGCTTGGCTTTTCATTGATTTCCTGTTGCTGCTGGATAATGGTATCCGCGATATTTGTTTTAGCGTCCCCCAGTTCAATGCTGATGTATTTGTCTTTCAGCGCGTCATAAGTAGTTTTCACGCATTTAGCGGTTGCGGATACGCCTAGTTCGGAATATTCCACGTTCACGGTATCGCACAGATTCACGCGCTCCAATAAAGCGATATCCTTATATTCCTCCGTTTGCTCCAAGGGCTGAAATTCCACTGTAATGCTGACTGTAGGAACGCCCACATTATTTGAGGAAATATAGTCATTGGCTCTGTCCCGCAACTGTTCTTCCGTGGGCGCTTCCTCAAAATCGCCGGAAAAGTCGATTGCCGAAATTCTGGTGAAATCATAGGTGCCTGGGGCGTTTACAATTTTTTCAGGAAGCTCGGTAAGTTCTCCCTCACTGCTCAGCCAATAAGGATAGATCCCGGTTACAACATTAGAAATATTTTCGTCCTGCTGTAAGTCCATAAGATTTTTTCCGTACCGGATTGATACCCCGGAATTTTTACCCCGGCTGTTATAAAGGCGCACGGTCCAGCGGTCAAATTTATACTCGCCGCCGAACACGTCTAAAATAGAACCGTCTGAACCTCCTAACAATGTCCGCGTAGACGTAGGCGCGGTAACGGCAAAATCTCCGGTTGATGTTTTATCCGTCCAAAAGCTGAAAGGATTTGTTACGGCGGCGTTCGTTTTTAACCCGGAGAGCGCGCCGGTTACGCTGCCGGAGGAAAAGGGGGAAACCGGAACTCCGGAAAGGTCATAGCTGATGTGCTGCGCGTAAACAGTGATTTTTCCGGATAAAGGCTTTGTAATCCTATAAATCCGAAACGGCTGGGGATCCTCATAGGGATTTGGCTTTATAAAAATAATCCGGCGCTGTTTGATTTCCTGATAATGGATTCCCGTCAACGGATATTCCAGAGTGATCTCAAAGATTCCGTTTCTTTCCTCAACTACCTGACAGGAAATCGTATCAGACAGCACGCCTAAACCGTTTGTTTCAAATGTGCTTTCCGTACTTTCGTATAGAACAGGATTCATACAGTCCACCACCTTGGAGTAATTTCAACCGTCGTGATCCCGCCGCTCCAGCTGATCCCTGTTTTTCCGGGCTGTAATACCGGGAAAGACGCCAGGCTGATCGTGCTGTTTTTATTTGCCGTTCCCTTATAGGCGTTTTGGGTATCGCTGTCCAGGGTCACGTATTCATCGATTTCTGAAATCTGAATAATATTGCCGCCAATAGTTAAGGCCCCCGCTCCATTGCCGTAAACGGTAATCAGAGGGAGGGCCGGGCAGTATTGATTAGTTAAGGAATAAGGCGCTGTAAGCGTCATCGGATAGCTTCCTGATACCAGCCACCTTTGCGGCATACAGTTGAATGAAACCGTAAATTCCGCAGAGTAGTTTAAAAACCGGGTGTCAAAATCCATTGGGCCGGTAAATCTGGCTTTTCTGAAAAACTCAGGGTGATAGGTATCTGTTAAAATACAGTATCCGGTTTTGCTTAAAAGCCAAAGCTTTGCCGCCGCCGCGTTATGACGAAACTGTTTTCGGATAAACGCCGGATATTCGACGGTAATATTGCGGAACCGGTTGTTACTGATCGTCAGATCGCCATTCCTTCCCGGGATTTCAACTGTTGTGATATCCATTTCAGGAGCATTAAAGGTGCCGCTTCCGCTGATATAGATTCCGTAATCGCGGCTGTTTTTTCCATCGAAAATAAACCAATTAATCAACCCCAAACGGCCCCCTTTCGCATGGTGGCAGACTGCATTTCGTCCATGATAATGTCCGCCAGCTCTCTGACGTCTTGTCCGGGAGCTCCATATACGACGATATTGACGCCGCCTAAATTTGTGTTGGTGGTTGTGGAAGAGGTGAGAGGCTGAACAACCGCTTTAGTTCCCATCATAGTAAGAAGCTCAGGCCCAGCCTCTCCGACTACGGCGGAGCCTTGGGACAATACGCCGCCGGATGCGAGATAGGGGATTTTGCCAATGGTTGGAATGTTAATCCCGAATTTTTTGCCGCCGAAAATGGGAACCCAGTCGGGAATATCAAAGGAAAGCTGGTTAAGCCCTCCGATCATCCAGTTCAGACCGTCGATAATTCCATTGATCAGTCCGATAATGGCGTTGATCGGCTGCTTGGCGATATTAACAAGGCTGTTAAATACATTAGAGAACGTATCCCTTACGCCGTTCCAGATACCGGACCACCAGCTTCCGATCTTATTAAAAATGTCCATTAAGCCGTTCCAGGCGTTTGGAATCGTTTCTGTAAAGAATCCGACGATTCCGTCCCAAATTCCGCTGAAGAAATCGCCGACGTTTTGCCAAACCTCCTGCCAGGCGTAATATCCCTGCCAGCAGAAATCCACCAGGCTGTTCCAAGCATTGGGAATGGTTTCAGTGAAAAAGCTGACGATCCCGTCCCAGATTCCGCTGAAAAAGTCACCGATACTCTGCCAGATACTTTGCCAGGTGTAATATCCCTGCCAGAAAAAGTCAACAACGCTGTTCCATGCGTCCGGTATGGTAACGGTAAAGAAATTCACAATCGCGTCCCAAACAGTGGAAAACGCGCTGCTGATGGTGTCCCAGAGGTTAATCCAAAACTCCCTGAACTCTTCGCAGTTGTTCCATAAATAAATAAAAGCCGCTACGAGAGCGGCGATAGCCATAATAATTAATGAGATTGGGTTTGCGTTCATAACAGCATTAAACGCTGCCATTACACCTTGCCCAGACTTGATAACTCCGAAAAACGTTTGAAATCCGGTAACAAGTGAACTAACAATACCAACAATTTTGAATACGGCCAAACCAGTTCCAATCGCTAATAAAGCTGCGACAACCGTGTCTTTATTCTGCAAAATAAAATCAATGATTTTTGTGACAGCTTGAGTGATTTCCGTAACAATCGGCATTATAACTTCTGCCAGTTTTGACATGCTTTCCTGAAAATCCGCATTAGCCTGGTTGCTTTCAAACAAAGCTTCATTATTTTCCTGCCAGGCTTGTCCGGCAGTCATCAATCCCTGATTGGCTAATTCCTGCAAGACGAGATTCGCCCGCTCCGATTCGCTGTTCGCCGCTTGCAGCTTTGCATTAAATTCGTCCTCACTGGTGCCGGCCCAGTTTAAAACGTCCGCGAATGTGCCTGTGACGTTTCCGGTTTTTACAGTTTCGTTGATCGCTTCGGATAAACTGTCGATTGGAATACTATCCCCATAAGTAGCCCAAGCGCCAATGGTGCCGTTGATGATTTGGTCTAGCTGGCTTTGAGATAGGCCTAGTGCCTGCAAGTTGGCGGTAGTAGTGGCCGCTGTTTGGTCATCGCCTAAAACGCCGTAAAGAGTTTTATAGCTCGACGCGGTTTGTTCAGCAGTATATCCGGCTGCCTGGCTTGAAATTTCCAGGCTTCCCATGATTTTCATATATTCACGGGATTCGTCTGCAATATCTTTCATTCCGGATATAATTGCTTTTGAACCCTCGACAATCGCTCCGGCTTTTAAGTAATCCCCAAAATTAGACGCTTCTTTACCCGCATCTTTCAAAGAGGTTTCCGCTTTATCGGCAGCACTTGCGACCTCCTCAACGGGTTTCTCATCAATCCCACGAATAGCATTATCCGTTTTTTGTGCTTCAGATTTTAAATTTTTAAGGTTGCTTTCGGTGGCGATCACTTCTCTTTTTAAAGCGTTGTATTGGCTTTCGCTGACTTTACCGCGCTTGAATTGATCCTGTACCTGCTTCTCTGCTTGTTTTAATGTATCAAGCTTTTTTTCGGTGCTGTCGATTGATTTATTTAAAAGATCATACTTTTGTCTGAGCAGTTCCGTGTTTCCAGGATCCATTTTCAGAAGACGGTTGACATCTTTTAGCTGTGTCTGGGTGTCTTTTATCTCTTTGTTTACACCGGACAACGCTTTCGAAAGCCCAGTGGTATCGCCGCCAATCTCTATCGTGATGCCTTTTATTCTATCAGCCAATTTTTCCACCTCCCGCAAAGAACTGTTTCATGGAGCCAGGCGCGCCTTTGATTGGATATTTCTCATTGTCATTGGCCTGTTCTGTGGTCAGATCATAAACCATGCCGACGGTCATATCGTCTAAATCCTCTTTTGATAATCCAAGCTCGGCGCACCTGAGCATAAAAATAGAACCGTTCATTTCACGGTCCCGGGGAACTATTTTTTTTTAGGCTTTGCGGTCTGCATTTCGTTCATGGCCCAAAGCTCAAGGACGCTTGGAAGGATCTCATAGATTGAAAATGTCTTAAACTCGTCAAGCCAGTCCTCAGGATTATTCGGAATATTCGCGTCATACTGGCGGGCCATGATGTAAGCAACATTCTCAAAAATCTCCAGATCCAGGCTGGAAAGCTGAGCGTCCTCTTTTTCTTCATCGGTGGCGGTATCCGGCAGAGACAAAGCTTTGTTGTACGCTTTTTTCAGCTTGTTTAGATCCTGGATAATGTCCCGGCCCATTCTGTGACGATAAAGGCGTGGGGTCAAAGCCGTAGCCTTAAACCCCACGTCCCTTCCATCGGTTTTGATTACTTTTTCCATCAGCCCGCGCCTCCCGTTGTATCCGCAAGCCATACTTCGTTGTACCATGCGGTCAAAACTTCAGCCGGTGTTTCGTCCGTGGTATAAGCCATAGTTCTTCCGTCAGACAGAGGAGAGGCTGTTACGCTGACGGTCTGGGTCTGCGGTTCGGTGGTCTCTGTGGTAGTAGCCAGAGAACGGGAAGGCCTGGTGCAGATGCAGTTATACAGCACATATTTAGTGCCGTTAACGTCTCCTTCCTCTTCAAATAACAGTGCGAACGGTTTCGGTTGGATCTTCGCGTTTTCCGTTACCACCTTGTCCCTTTCAGAAGCCGTATATCCAAAGATATCCTCCAAAAACTGAGACTGGAACAAAGCCATTTCCAAATCCCCGGTATACCCGTTATTGGCAACAGTGACAAAATACTGCATATCATCAGCGTAAAACGGGGAACTGTCTCCATTTGCCTCTAAAGAAAAACTCACTGCTCCTGGAATGGCAACAGGAGTTTCGAATGTGGGGGTGGTTTCGTCAGTCAATAACGCGTAATGCACATTTTTAATACCAAATTTAACCTTGTCTTTTCCTGCCATTTTTTACACCTCAATTTCATAAATGATTTGATAACACTGTTCAGTGTCGATGTACTCTTCCGTTTTTTCCCAATAAAAAGAGGACAAGGCTTTTTCGACCTTGCCCTCTGCTATCGGGTCCTTTAACTCTGTATATAACTCGATTTGCATGTGATTGATCGGATAGTAAACCGTATTATCCGCACCGAAGTTGTTGCTATAAGCCACCAAATAACAAATAAAGGGAAGAGGCGGCGCTTTTTCGTCTGGCCATTCACGATAAGCCACAGGTAATCCGGTGGTTTCCAGTAATTCATTTAACTCCTTTAGCGTCACCCTTTTACCACCACCTTCACCTTTTTCATAAGCTTTTGTTCCGCATGTTCTTCAGCGGGACGAATATGAGGCTTTCCGTTTACCCGACCGCCATTGACTTTTGCGTGTCCGTATTCCAATAAATGAGTTAACTGATAGTCGGTTCTATTGCGTATCACTACCCGGATATCGCTGGAACTTTCATAAGCGGTTTTTACCTGCCAGCCTTTTCGATACGATCCGGTATCCACCGGGCTGTTTTGCTGAATCTCGTTTTTACACTCTTTCGCAACGGTTTTTACTTCAGCCTTGATTCCATCTGTTACCTCTTGGCTATACTCGGTTAATTCTTTTGCGATTGTGGAAGCCAGATCGTCGATTTTTATATTTGCCATTACACTCCGACCTTTCTTTCCAGATAAAGCTCAATAGAATCGCTGTCCGGCGAAAAATATGTACGGTAAATCCCATAGCGTTTTCCGTTGATTTCAGCGATACTCTCTCCGTTGTAATTCACAATAGGAGTAACCGCCACAAACTGGGGCTGTAATCCATTTTGGCCCGCGTCCGCCCATTCAGCCCGGGTGATAGACTGTAGGCTTGCCCAGACCTCATTTTTGCTTTCTGAGGCGATTACCTGCCCAATGTCATCTTGGCTGTACGCCTGAGAAATCAGATAAATCAAGCTATCCATTTACCGCACCCTTTTCTGAAAACAAGCGGTTGTTCAGTGCCCAGCGTAACATTCTGGGCATCTGAACATTTTCCTCACGCCTGCGCCGGTACAAATAAGCGGCGTACATTTCAACTAACATTCCGTCGCTTTGCGAATCAGCCAAGGTTATCCCCTCGGTGGAGATGTAATCCTTGGCTGACGCAATAAGCGTTTGCAGGTAAGTGTCCAGAGCGCTGCTGGATACCATAAGATCAGTTTTTAAAATGGTTAAGATATCAGCGTCAGTCAAGGAAATCCCCCCTAAAATCAGCCTGCTGCCGCCTTAGTGACGTTCACGGTATAAACGCGCACGGCGTTGCCCTGGGTCACGGTGACCGTCAAGGGATAGGCTTTCCCGTCAGCAGTCCAGGTTACCGTGCCGCCGTTGCGGACATTCTTTCCGTTATAAGCAACAGTGACCTGAGCGCCCGGCTGGGTTGCTGTGGCCTCCACCTTTGCGCTGGTTCCAGAAGCCGTTACTGTGTAGGAATACACATTGGAATCAAAGCTCGGGCTTAAGGATTCAGAGCCAACAGCCAGCTCGGAAAGCTGCGCGTCGTTTGCGGTATCGGCCGCAAAGGTCATTGCGGTAGTTACAGATTCATCATTGATATTGATAGCGACGAACGCGCCGGGAATCACGGGCATACCGTCAGCGCGCTGCTTGCCTTTAAAGACAGTGTTATCCTGGATAAACTGTACCTCACGGCTGGATTCAATAGTCATGCCGGAGCGCATAGCCAAGAGATAAAGATCGCCGTAGCCGCCTACAATGTCGCCGTCAGGCATAAATTCCAGAATATCGATATCGCCGTTGATGATGGGAAGAGTACCGAATACATTGGATACAATATCGCCGGTAGCGGTAAAGGTAATTACTTTAGACTTTAATTGAGCATAAGTCTTGCTGTTCATAGCCCAGAACTGATTTCCACGGCTGTATCTGGTAAAGGTATTTCCAGCGGCAAGGGTTAATTCAGACCAGAACGCCGCGCCGGTGGAACTGGAACCGCCGATTTTCAGAATATTGGAGGTATGTAAGTCTACCCATTCCGGGGCGTTCGCGGGGTAATCAGAGGGCTTAGAGGCCTGTGCCAGTCTGGTCACAATACCAAGCGGCATTTTGCCTGCTGCGCCCTTGCCGTAAAGAATCGCCTTGTCCATTGCCAGGCCGATGCTTTCGGAGATCATTTCCACAATCCAACTGGCAAGGTTGATGTCGTTATCCTCCAGAAGGCTGTTGCACACCGGTACAAATCCAGCCACCTTATAGCCGTCCAAAGTCACCTGATTAAATACAAAGGACAGCTCGTTGATCGCGCCGCACATCTCAGTCCATACAGCTTCAGGAACAGTTCCAGCAATAGTCTGCCGGGCTTCACCGGTTACATTGCGGACCCTGACACGGTTAAGCAGTTTGGAATAGCGGTACATGTTTTCGGAGATCAAGTCCAGGAATACAACCGGGATCGTCAGCTCCGCGCCGGAAATGGCTCTCTGCTGTCCCTTCATGCTTCGAAGCTGCGTCAAAAAGTCCTTGGTGTCGTCACGTTCTACGATGGTTTTTCTCTGCTCCATAGAAAGCGCGTCAAACGCCCGCTGATTCATGGGCAGGCTGCGAATGTTGATTTCAGTCATATGATTTACAGTCCTTTCCTTTTGGTTTGGTTTTATTTCGTCTAATTTAGGGGCGTCTTCCTCCAGCGCGGACAGGTCGGCCTCCAGGCCTTCAATTTCCCTGGACAGCGCGCTTTTGGCTTCCTCGTGGGCGCTTTTGTCGGCGTCGAATTTTTCTACCTCTTCGCTCACGGCCTGCTCCTGTTCAGAGGTTTCGGCTTCGTTGATAGCGGCTTCCAGCTCGGCCTCACGGGTTTCAAATTCCGAATCTTTGCTGCGGAGCAGCTCCAGCTCTTCCTTTTTCTTGTCAATGCTTCTTTTCAGCATCAGTATTCTCAGTGCCATTTTTTTCTCCTTTCAGACGGAGGAGCATTTCCTCCCGCCATTGTTCTTTTTTTCTCTTTTGAATTTCCTCGTAATCCCGTTTACGCGCCTGGACGGAGGTGTCTTCATAGGCAGGGAAGGTCACTACGGAAACCTCATACAATTTGACCTTGTTCAGCTTCCAGACGGTAGTTCCGTTTTCCATGACCTCGGTGCTTTGATCGATAATGTCAAACCCAAAACTGCATTGGCTGACATCTCCCCGCTTTACGCGCTCATAAAGATTCATTGCGTCCTGGTCTGCCTGGTTGATCGTGACGGAGCCCCATAGACCGGTCTTGTCCGCTCTGAGAGAAAGCGTTCCGGCTGTGGTTCTTCCCAATACCAGGGTGGTGTCGTGATTTACCAGGGCCCGGATATCGCCGTTTAAAGCGTCGTCAAAAGCGTCCTCGTCAATGGTTTCAATTGCGTTTTCCCACATTTTATATTCGCTTCCGAATACGGCGAAATATCCCTCAATATATAAGCTCCCGTCTTCCGCGCGGGTGGAAAATCCGCCGTCTCTCACCAGGGCTGTGCGTTCACATGTCATGTGTTTTCACCTCCATTCAGCTTGTTTTGATCTCCCAGCTTATCCGCAGGGACATAATTTTCTAACGCCAGCAGGTCGTTCATATCCGGGTCAGGGGGCATGTTTACCCAGCTGCGCCATTCATTGCGCCGCAGCGCCATGCGGTCTACCATTTCCGCCCCGGCGGATACCATCTCGGTGATCGAATAGTTATACAAACTCCACGGGTTAAAACGGAAAAACCACGCGGGATCATAAAGAAGCTTTTTTGTCATTTCCTGCTCGATGCTTTTGGCAATCGGCATGATGGTGGAATTGATAAAGTTATTCCATGCGTCCCGCTGGAAATCTCCGATTCCTAAAACAAAAGGCGGCACGCCGAGAATGGCTGCCACCGTCCGTTTATCCAGCTGTACGAAATCCGCTAAAGCCAAATCGGAAAGGGTAAGGGGCCTAACCTGTTCCACGCTGAATTGATCCGCAGGAATCAGCCAGGGCTCTCCCGCTTCGTTCGATTCGATATAATCTGCAAGAAGCTTTGCGCGTCCTTCCTTGTTCGAAAATTCGTCGGTTAGAGAATCAACCTTGACGATGATAGACGGCTTCCACTTAGAGGACATAAAGCCCTTTTCAGTCGTGGACGCCTGTTTCAGGTTATTCGCCACATCTGCCAAAGCAACATGATAGCCGTCACCCTTCCACGGGTAATAATTTCCTGGGTTTAAAACAAAATGAAGGATACGATCCGGCGCGTATTCCGTCCCGGCGATCACAACCCGGTAATCCCAGAGGCCCTCCGGCACAAATGCGGTAAAGGCGGGAGGAACAGGCTTTAAATCCCGTAAAATCCCGCGCTTGTATTCAGGCCAAACAACAGCGTTTCCGCTGCCCTCCAGCATAAGGGTTTTCACAATCCAGTGGATAAAGTTGGAACGTGTCATGTTATTGTTCGGATTGATATCCACCTTTCGGCTTAACTCATTTTTTACCCGCACGTCCCCGTCGTCCGTGTTTTCCATCAGGTGAATCGTCATGCTTGCGATCAGCCTGGCAATTGTGTCCACAGCTGTACAGATTTCCGGGTTTTGCGCCAGACTGGTGTAGCCTAAGCACTCCAGGGTTTCCCAGTTGTTCTGTGTTACCAGCGCGATACTGCGTTTCTGCGCGGGCTCAGCTCTGGGGGCCGGCCTGCTTCTTTTATTCTTTTTGCTCATGTCTCACCCCACCATTTTTTTGCAGCCCTGCTTCTGTCAAGGCTTTCCAGGTAACGAATACAGGCGAACACAGACGCGTCAAAAAGATCGATGCGGTGTTCCGGCTGTACTTTGTCGTATTGGATCATGTCGTCCGTCTTTTCGACGGCGGACACGTTTTCCACACAATACTCGAAGGCTTCTGAGTGCAAATAAAAAAGAGCGCCGTTTTTGGCGCTCTGCTCTATATGCCGAAATCCTTCGGATTTTTTATAGTAATATTGAGGCTGGTCTATGATCTTGAAGCCCGCTTCCTTCATTCCGATGAAATATTCCCGGCAGAACTTGCGGTCATGGCCCACCTGCTTGATTTTAAATCCTTTCTTCCGCATGTCCACAAACCATTTCACCACATCGGAGTGGTTGACAGTAGGGGAGTTGCACATGGTAAGCCAGCCGTCGTCCTGCCAGCCAAACAGAGGAATATTATCCTGCTCGGCTTTTAAGTGAGCCGCGACAACAGGGAAGAAAGCATGAGTTATAATGATATCAACGCCCTTGTAATTTCCGAACATCGCCGCTGCGGTCAGGTCATGCAGTTTGGAAAGGTCGGCTCCTCCATACCAGTCAATCGGAAGCTTTGCCAGCTGTTCCAAGTTCCAGTTATAGGCCCGGTCGCTCTTTCGAAACTCATCTATATTGAAATATGCCTTTAGGGCGTTGGTGTAAACATTTAAGCTTTTCGCAAAAAAATCCTTTCTTTGCTGAGGATCGTTCTGAGCCTGAAGGCTGTCATTCATGATTTCTTCAGGCCTGATCGAAACGCCGTAAGCCGGATTTGCCATCTCATGGACGGCGGGGTTTGTGTAATCAATATCGCCGTTTTCATCAGGATTTGCACAGCACATAAAAATAAAGTATTGCTCATCTTTAACAGTGCCGTCTAATATTTTCCGGCAGTATTTTAGTCTTTGCCCAAGAAAAGCCTGTTCGTTGTCTCCGGCAGTCGAAATGCCGATCAGCAGTTTATTGGTGTATGCCTTCATCGCTTCTTTGAAAAGATTGTATTGTTTGGGCTGTTTGAAAGCGTGAATTTCGTCACAGATCGCGATATTGCAGTTCAAAGAATCTTGCGCATCTGGGTTAGCGGCCAGCGCGCGAATAAAAAAGGAACCGTCTGGGAGTGACGATTCCAGCGAATGTTCATTATTATTATCAATTACTTTGACCGTGCCTCCGTTTTTAGCGTTTTCGCCCATGCGGTCTATGTTATAGCTTAAAAAATTGAAGCTTTCCAGAGACTGCATCAAAGCAGCTGCGGTGATATAGGTCTTGGAACCGGATTTACGATACCAAAGAGATAACGCCCACGCTAGGGCAGCCGCAAAGCTTGTCTTGATATTTTTTCTTGGAATAAAGATCAATGCCTCATGGAACCTAACCACATCAGTGCCGGCCAGCTTAAAACCAAGAAGGTTATACACAATGAATTTATGGAATGGCTCCAGAAGAAACGGCGTGCCACGCAGCGGCGTCCCGTCAAGCTTTTCCCCTTGTTGGTGGCACAGTGTTTTTTCTATGATCTGAATACAAAATTCCGGGCCCTTGCTGTCTATGTAATAATCTGGGTTTTCTAAATCACAAAAGAATCTGTCAATCGCTTGTTTTAATTCAATACACGCGATTTTCTTCCCGTCTCTTATGCTTTCGGCGTACTTTAGCACAGCAGGCCAGTTTTTCCCTTTAATCAAATTTAACGCTTGCCAGAGCGGCGGCCAATCCTCCGGCCTTTTCTTTCTTAACTGTATCGCCAGTCATTTTTTTATAACTGGAGGGGGTTAAACCTAATTCGCGCCAGTACGCCAATGCGCTTTTGTTTAAGTCGTCCCACAAAACTAGGAGGGGATTTTTTGTCATGTTGGTGGAGCCGCCTTTATTCGTGTATTCGATCACGGATTTACCGCCGGAATCTTTAAACTCTTTAAAGGTTTTATCCCTATGCTCCAAGATACCCGCAAGTGTTTCAATCGCCGAATTATATGCACTGTTCTGCACACCGAGTGCAGCCATCTGCTCGTTTATTAGATTTTTCCATTTGCTTTTTGTCATAAACTGCACCCTTTCTTCAAATTTAAACTCAGAGTTGGAAA